GCCTAATTCTTCTAACAATGCTTTTATTTTCCTATTCGATACACGCATACTTAGTAATTCACGCATTGTTTTTTGTGCCTGCATTTGTTCACGCTTTTTGTTCTTCCTTGCTTCTACACCCATTTGCGAAATACGTTTTCTTTCTTCTTCCGAACGTTCATTTAGTGGTATAAGATTCTTTTTTTGCTTTTCTGTAACATTTCTTCTTCCTGCCATCTATGTTTATTTGCTCCTTTCATTTTCTGTATAATATTAAAATGGGGCAGGATGTTTTATTCACCCTACCCATATATAAACAATGTTGATAATTACTACAAAGGTTTTTAGATTGAAAATAAATCAGTGTGTTACTCTCTTTCTTTTACCTCCTTTGTTTTTATTGGTATTTGAGGGGAAACGGGATATCAACATTGTTTACTTCATATTACGGGCAGACATTTTAATAGGCTGTCACTTTCGTATACCCAATCCGAGGTATTCTCCCTTTCTGTAATCTATATTATCACATTTTATATGTGTTGTCAATACTTATTTGCTCTAAATTTCAAACTTTGGTCAACTACTGCTTTCTTACGTTCTTCATTTTCATATCTGCACTCTGCTTTAAACTCTGAATATTTCTTACATTCAGAATGGCACTTTACTGTTCTTTCCTTGCAATACATACAAGGTGATTTATTCGGCATATTTTACCAATCCTTTTAGATATAAGTAATCTTCTAATTCGTTTGTATATATTAATAGTTCTGCTAAATCTGAATCGTCTTTTAGCATTACCATTCCGTCTTCCATTTTTGTAAACCTTTTTATTGGTACTGGCATACCTCTTGTATTTACACTATTTAATAATCTGTGTACCTCTTTTAGATAATGTATCAGAAATACAAAAATGATACAAAGTATAATGTCTATTTTAATCCCCATATTCGCCCATATAAGCAATAATGGAAATATAAGTTCCAATAATATAGCTATAGCATTTAAGTTCCTTTTAATGCCATTACAGAACGTTCTAGCCATATTCAATGGAGTTGTTGCTAATACCTTTAACACCTGCACTATAATACACTTCCTTTCAATCCTTCTTTTAATGCTTTCAGTTTTGTTTTAATACGCTCCCTATATGGTTGCATCTTACAAGTTTCACACATGTATTTATTCTGTGCCATAAAAAATGCACCTGTCACTTCTTGACATATGTCACAATGTTTTGTTTTTATCTCTTCTTCATCGGTATATACATACATTACAAGTTTTACTTTTTTTGTTCCGATTCCTGTTTTATCAAGTTTCTCAAATCTGTATGTAATGTTCTTGCTGTTGTTTATTGCTATTACATTTGTGCTTAACCATTTACAGGCATTAAGATAAGCTTCTTTTGTTGTACCGCCAATGAACTCTTTTTCTTTTATTTTCTCACATATAATCATAATATTTACTCCATATACTTCTGTTTTGCTTCTACTGCTTTTGTATCTGCTAATTCATTTAATGGGTCACCTTTATGCCCTGCAACCTTTACCATGGTAACAGCCATTCCTTTTGTGTATAAGAGTTTTATCATCTTTTCCCATATGTGTTTGTATTTTACCTGCTTTCCTTCATTTGTCATCCATCCATTAACATTCCAACGTGCAAGCCATCCCTTTGTTATAGCGTTCACCACATACGCACTATCACTGTATATAGTCACCTTTTTCGCTCCACTCTTTAAGGCTTTTACTAACGCTTTATATACCGCTGTTAACTCCATTTCGTTGTTTGTTGTTTCTTTCTTACCACCTGTAGCAATATCTGTCACATACCCTCTGTCACAAGCTTTTAAATCTACATAACACCAACCACCTGCACCCGGGTTTCCACTACACGCACCATCTGCATAGAATATCTTACTTTTATCCATTTTCTTTTTCTCCTTTTTTAATATCTGCATAGATAGCAATAATCAACTTTGCAACCATTTCCCATAACGTTTTACCATATATGTTACATATCCATTCACAATTTTCTAATTTTCCATCTCTGTATGTTTTATGTGTTAATGTTGCATCATACATTGCAAACTTACCATTTTCATAATATGGGTGTATTCCTGTTAATCCATTAAAACCATAATTATATTTACAACAGATTCCATGTAACACTTGCTCTAACAATTCAATCGGTGCTGTTTCTGTTCTTGTATAATTGTTTTTATCTAACAACTTTGCACATGGTTTTACTTTCCATAAGAACCTGTTTAATAACTTTTTGTTTTCTTCTTTCCTACAATCAATGTTTAATAATTCACTTGTCTTCATTCTCTGTTCTCCAAAATAAAAAAGGCAAGAAATAGAAAATACTTCCTACCTCCTGCCTTTTACATTCGCTCTATATTCTATTTATATCTGCTTCAACGATTCTTAGATTTCCCACTCGTCATCGTCATCTTCGTCTTCATCATCGGCGGCTTCTGCTTCGTCTGCTTTCTTCAACAGTTTTACATAGACATCTGCTTTCTGTTTTGGCTTTGCCTTAATGCCACGCTCTTTACACATGTCGAACAACTCTCTTGCGTTCTTACCTGCATATGGGTCTGAATCCTCTTCCTCTTCATCTCCCCAGTCATCATCTGCTTCTTCTACAGGTTCAGCTTTCTTCGCTTTTGCCTTTGTTGATTTCTTAGGCTCTGCCTTTGCTCCTTTTTTCTTTGCTGATGCAGGTTCAATCTCTCCGTTATCAAGCTTTGTTAACAGGTCAATCAGATAATCTTTTGAACGTGACTTGCACAGTGAAGAAATTCCTCTTTCACAGCACAGTGCATAAAGTTCTTTTCCTGTCATGCCATCATACTCTGATTCTGTTTCATCCTCTTCGTCTCCCCAGTCATCTTCCTGTACTGGCTGTTTTGACTTTGGTGTTACCTTTTTAGATACTTTCTTTGGTGCTTCTGCTTCTTCCATCTGTTCATTGTCTTCTACTTCCATTTCTTTAAGACCTGTCTCTACAACTCTTGCTGTTACCTTTGGAAGTGCTTTCAGAATATCTAACAGATAATCATTGTTTGCACATGCAACTGTTCTTGTAAACAGTGGGTATCTGCTACCAATCTCTGCAATGTTTTCCTTGTTGTTTCCCATGATTTCTTTTGCCGCTTCATATGCGCTCCAATTTGTTGCCATAATGTTTTCTCCTTTTCTTCTTACATTTCTTATTTGTTTCTGTGATTATATATTAACACATTTTGTATTGTGTGTCAACCACTATTTTGCATTTTGTTCATTTTCTTTAAACAATCCTGCTTTACTACAAGCATGTGTAATTGCTTTATACATGTTCATAAGTCCATCTTTATCCATAATTCCCATAGAACTATGTTTTAAGAAAAGATTTACTTCTTTTCCATCCTCATGTACTACGAACTGTTCTGCAATCACGTAACCAACACTTTCACCTTTATTATCATATGCTTCACTAATTACTACATTTCTGTTTTCTTTTGTCTTAGCTTTTGCAAGTTCCTTGTAATTTAGTCTTCCCATTCTTCGCCACCTTCTTTCTCAGTGACACTACTATCTGGTAATTCTAACACTGCCATAAATCTTAACTGAATGAACTCTTCGTCTACAAGACTGCAAATATTATCCAGATTTACGTTATCTGTCAGTGATTTAAAAGGTATCATTGCATTGCCATCTTTATCAAAGTTAACAGCACCAATTGTAAAGATACCTAAGTTCATAGCTTTTCCTGTTCCACACTTGGCATGTACTGTGATATCACTGTTTAAACCTTGTAACAGATTTACACTTGTTAGCAGTTCATCATATCTGAGTTTGAATTTAACTTGTACAGTTTTATTCTTTCCAATGCTCAGACCTTGGAACTCAGCTATTCCTTTTTGTTTGAATTTCTTTTCTGCCAATTTCTTGTTCTCTCCTTCTTCTTTCTTTTTTGTTCTTCTTCATACTTAATAGACTGCCTTTCTCTATCAAGCTTGTATTTGTTTCTTGCTAACATATTCTTTTTTACTCTGTCTGTATCTATATTAGCATTTGTTTGTGGCATGAAGTCGAAGACTTCTAAATCCTCAACCCCAACCCCTTCTCCTTTATTATAAGACTTGCCTTTTGTTTTGTCAAGCAGTTTTTGCAAATCTTTTTTTACATCATAGAAATTAGCATTATCAATTAATTCTTCTAATACGGATGCCCTTACAAGCTGTTTAAATGCTTCTATATCCGTTTCTTTTACTGCAAGCCATACTTCATCCACATTAAGGAACTGTAATGCAAATACAGGTAATTTATGTGCTTCAATTGCATTTGCTTCTAATGTATGCAATGTTGTTTGTTCTAACCTGTAACTAGCATTGTCTGTAGATTTCAATTCACAAATACAATGTTCGTTTTGTCCATCACCTTTATCAATCCATGTTGCACCGCTGTTACGTGTAGGTTTAAAGCCTAACCTTTGCATTACTTCTGCTTCATTCTTCCTGTACCATTTAGTTGTTCTTTTTGCCATTAGATAAAATCATCGTCCTCTTCTACATCTTCTCTATGTATTGTTTCTTCTTTGCACTTTTCACAATCTATACAATGCGTACACATATAACAATCTCTATAATTTCCAAAACATGATTTTTCATTGTCTTCTTCCTCAGATAATCTTTTCTGTTTATCAATCAGACATTCCGTCTTTTCCTTGCAATTTGTACATTTTCCACTTCCTTCATAGCAACCATAGCAATCTTGTGCTGTATCACTACTTTTTGCACATTCTTTTATATATTCGCACTTTAAACATTTATCCATATTTTTATCACATTCATAATTACCGAAACAAACTGGTATAATACCATTCGCTCTTTGTAAATGTTCAAGCATCTTTGTCATTTTTTCATGTAACTCCATTTGTTTACGTTCGGTATTCCAATCACCATTTCTTTCTTTAACACATCTTAATATGTTGCCATTTGCATCTGTTTTGTTGTGTAGCTCCATTTCATTTGTCTGTGTGCCATCTTCCATTTCCATAAATGTACAGGCACTTTCTAATGTTTGGTGTCTTTCTTCCCTTATCTGTGTTTCTTCCAATACATCTAATATTCTAAATGCTGTTACATAATTAATTCTTACATTTGTAAGTTCTTTCTTAACAGCCAAATCAATTTGTCTTTTAAATACTTCTTTTAAATCTTTTATATCAATATCTCTAATCACATTCATTTGCTTTTAACTTCCTTTCTGTTTCTTTCTTTAAGAATGTTATATAGTCCATTTTAAGGCTTTCGGAATCAAAGTAATACTTTCTAGCTTCTATTAATTCTTTTGTTCCAAACAGGTCTTTAAATGCCATCTCAGCCTGTACCATTTCATATGTGTAATTCTTCAATGTATCACTCCTCTTAAATTTATTCTCTTACTTTCATTAACTGCGCTATTACGTCATGTGCATCTCTTAGCATTTGTTTAGCTACAACAACATCATATCCTGCCATCCCGACAGATTTGCACTGTGATTTAGAATTAAGGTTAATCAAAAGTTGTTCTATGTCTATATCTCTTTCTATATTAACTTTCATTGTATCACTCCTTCCAGACACAATCTTTTACTGTCCAGTGTCTTATTTCACCTTCCCACCATTTTGTTATATATATCTTATTGTTTCCATAACATACTCTGTCTTTTAACATTTGTTCTAAGTCAAAATCAAATAGAAAGTGTTCTGATGGATTTACTCTCGCAATATATCCACGAATTGCACAGTTTCTTTGCCTATTATATTCTTTTTGCATTACTCTTTCATATTCAGCTATACTTAATTCTTCCAATCCACCGCTATACCATACTAATATACCATACATTTTTTGTTTTGTTGTAATTCCTATCCACTTTCTTTTTTCATTTCTTTTTTCATTTCTTTTTTGCAATTGTTGTTCGCTCAACTCATAATCTCGTTTTAAAATTCCACTGCATCCACGTTTATGTCCCACTCTTCCAAATGTGTTTCTTGTTCTATCATAAAATTCTTTTATTTGTTTTTTCCTTTGTCACTTGTCTGATATATCTTGACACGTTTCTTCACACAATTTTTACAATCACATTTTAATAAATCACTGCTACTTTTATCTTTATAGAACATATCTAATGGTAATTCTTTTTTACAACAACTGCATACCTTTGTTCCTTTTTCAAAATCTGCTTTCATTTCACACATACTATCATATTTGCTAATGTACCAATCATTTGTTTATCTTTTTCTGTCAATCTATCCCATATCAAAAAGCCTGTTGTTCCATCGAAATCATAAAAAGCATATCCATATTGTGTGTGTTGTGTTATCCATCTTTCATTGTGGTATTTTAAAACAGATACTAATTGTTTTGCTACTTCATCATAATGTTTATCTGTCCAAATACTGTTATCCCTTTCATAGTACAGATAACTGTGTATTGCTATTACACGCTCAAGAAAATTTGCTTTTAGTTCATCTGTCCAGTATGTGTTAAACTTGTACATTGTTCAACCTCCGATACAAATCTTTCTTTTCATCCAACATTGCTATTTTGTAAGCCATTCTTGCCGCCCTTTTTGCTTCTTCCAATGTAATAAAAGCATGTCCTTCTACACTGTACGGTACAATATCAGTTATAACATTATAATATCCATGTTCAATAAAGTCATCACAGGTGAGTGCTGTATGTTTGTCATTCCAATATAATGGACAGTCTTTACGACAATTGATTCCATGTTGTATTGTATATTGGCAACAAAAACATTTACATTTTACCCACTCGTCAGGACAAACTTTATTCAAATAATCACATTTATAAGAATATATTGTTTTTATCATTCTACTTGCTACATAGTCCTTCATAATCTGTCTTGAAATCCACAGCCACATTTTTCTGTGTTCTGCTATTGCCTGTTCCCTTGTTAATCTCATTTTGCTACCTCCTAACAACAAACATCAACTGTTGTTCCATCTTTAAAGTGAACACAATATAATGTCTTTCCTACATAGAAACCACTGTTACCACAGTTCTCTAATTCTTCTACATCCTCATGTTCTTCGATTGCTTCTAACTGTTCCATTGTTACTACCTCATTGTCTAATGCTTCAATCTCTGTTCTTGTCATTGTTTTGTCCTCCTTCAAATTTGTTTTTCTTTATCTTATGTATTTATTATATAACACATTGTTCTGTTTGTCAATACTTATTTTGAATTATTTCAAACATTCTACAGTGTAATTAAATCTGGCACTGAATTTAACAGAACCTTCTTTGTTTGGTACAATATGTTCATTTACTCTGTATTGTTTACCTTTATAACTGAAAATGTAGTCTTCTTCAATATATCTTAAAACATGTTCTGGCACATCTCTTACTGCTACCCTTTTAACATTTGTAACATATGACTTATAAAATTTAATTCCTAATTTGTTATTATTTGCTCTACTTGCAATTGTTTCTTTATTCATGTTCTTTTCTCCTTCACACTTTGTATTTATTGTTTTCTTATTTGTAACTATACTATAACACTTTTATCTGTATATGTCAATAACTATTTTATAACTTTTTATAAAATACAAGAAAGAAAATATATATAAATATATACAAAAGAAAATTTATGCTCAGAAGTTTATTTGCTTTATTTTGTTTTGTTTGCAATATTGTTTAAAAGATTTTATATTATTCCTTTTAATAATCTCCCTTGTCTTGTAAACAGCATCATCTAAATTTATCAATGCTTTTTGTTTTGACGTGTATCTAGTATATTCAATCGCAATTCCTGTTTGGTAATGTGTGATAGAATAACATCTTTTTTCTAACTTTACTATAACAATGTTTTTGTACTTTGTTTTATAGCAATGTTTCTTTACAACTTTTCTATCGCATCCCATTATATTACATTCCATTTTAATTCCTCCTATTTAACGATTTAAGACAATTTATATGCTTACCATAAGAAGATTACATATAATATATTACAATGCCTTAAATAAGCAAATAAACGTGCTGTAGACATATACTATAATATAATAAAAAGGAGAGTTTTTACGCCCTCCTAATATTCCGTATACTCTAAATTGAAGCCAATATCCTCTAAGTCTTTTGCACACTCTAATATATGTTTTGCTATAATCATTGTTGCTATACTCATATAATCGTTAAATTCTTCCGGTTCTTCATTCACTTCGTCCAATGCTAACTCTTCTCTTACTTTTCCTGCTATACTATTATAATCATTTGCCATTCTCTTTTGTTCCTCCATTAGAATTTTTCTTCCTTCAATTTCTGTTTATGCTCTGGTAAGAATCCATACATTGCAATACAATAACTGTCTGCTAAGTCATCATTTATTTTACAAGGTGTTTTCTTTCCATTTATTTTAATGTTTACAATTCCCTGTTTACCTCTTCCAGTGTAAGGTTCTACAATATGTTTTAGTAAGCCTTTAGAACGTAAATATAAGATTGTTCTGTATTTTTCTTTATTGATTCCATATGAGTTTTCTAATGGCTTACTATTACCTACGATTTGACTCTTCCAACTTCTAGTGTCTACACTATACACTGGAATGTCATATGTTGCAAAAATATCTATAATAGTTGCAATCAATGCACCTGTTGACTTAATATAGGATTCTGAAAGAAACCCCTGCGAACGTAACCTTATACGCTCAGTTATTACCATAACATTATCAATATTGTAATTATCGAAAAGACTTTCTATGAAGTGTTTTAAATGTTCACGCTTTTCTGTATTTGTTTTGCATCCATCAAAATTTACTGAGTGCATTCCTAATATTTTTTTATCTTCCAAAATTGTTATTCCTGTGCGTGTATATGATTGGTCTATTCCTATTACTATTTTTGACATGTTTATTCCCTTCCTAAAATATCTTGATTGTGAAACAATCTACGCATTGTCCATGCTCGACTAAACCACATAGGTGTAAACCATATTTTTTCAAAATCGTCTGGCAACACTGGTTCTGGTTTAATTATTGAATTGTCATGTATCACATAGCCTGCTAGACCATGTAAACTTAACTGAATATAACACATATGAACACAAGTTATGTCTATGTCTTGTCCTACAAAGTAAACATGATTCTGATAGTTATATTTTTTAAACATTTCCTTACACTGTTCACTTGTACTTATTAATGTTGCACCTGCACCACACGCACAATCATATACATTTACATAGCCTTTCTTGTGTACCGTTTTTCCTAGTTTTTTCCGGTCAAGTGTAAGTTTTGACATCACTTCACAGACACTGTATGGTGTGAAAAATTGCCCTGCATTTTTGTTAGATATTTGCAACATCATATATAATTCACCTAACAAATCTTGGTTTGGTCTTTCCTCTAACTCTTGTACAATTAATGCAAACATTTGCGGAAAAAGTTTCTGTTCTTTCTTTGAATAATTGTTAATAATGCGTAAGTATTCATTCTCTCGTTTTATATATATGATTTTAAATGGTTCTTCTTTTGCTAATGGTAAAATGCATGTATTTGCTAATGTAATGGCAAATAAAGCCATACAATCACTCCACACAATATATGGTGATTTGCTGTTGCATAACACTTTAAAACCTTTTTCAAATCTCTTTTTGTAATCTTTATCAACTGTTTTCTTATTCACGTTTTATTACCCTCTTCTTATAGAATCTCGCTGTTTGTTTCAATGCTTCAATTTGTTCTTTCGTTTGATATTCAATAACAATATCTTTTATATGTTCTGAAAACCAGTTCTGCTCTACTACATCAACGTAAAACCCATTTGAAACATATGTAGATGCATTATATACTAGATATCTTTTCCATTTTTTAGTTTGTATACTTCCACAATAAAAACAATTAGTTCCATTAAACAAAAAGCTTGTTCCTACTTTTATTTTATTGCAATCGCTACAACCCATTGTTTTTAATTCATTGTCATTTCTAATCCACCCACAAATAAATTTGTCATATGTTCTTGCATTGCATCCATAACGAAAACAACTTGTTCCATTGTTGCTATTCTGTTTCCTTGTTTTGTCTAAATAACAACATTCTGCACACATTATCCCTTTAGCCACTCTATACACTTCTCCTTTGTTGTAAACACGGGATATTTATCAACCTGCATTCCTCTATATCCTGTATCAATGTTTGCATTTTCACACGAAAAGCAATCTATGAATGATTTTACATTTTTCTGTCCTGTCATTATCTTTTCTTTTACAAGATAGTATACTGTTGTATTTTTCCTAACGCTACATTCCCTTACACTACACCGTATCACTACATTGTCTTTGTAGCCTTCCCTTTTACTTGCGAATACTACAAATACTGTCTGTTCTGGTTCTAGTTCCAGATAACGCTTTACCATAGTTTTGTCTCCTTTCTATAAGTTCACACTTTCCATATTTTGTGCATAACTCGCAATCTTTGTTTGCCCATGTTCTTCCATACTTGCATTTCTTGTTTGTTCTCTGCATTGTTTTTCCTCACATTCCATACAGTCTAAATATGTTACTCTTAATTTGTACGCTTTACAATATTTAGCCATTGTTTTAAATTATCATTCCAATCTTTGCATAACACTTGTCAATGAATTGTTTTTCTCTATCATTGATTTCATATATAATCTGTGTATGTGACTTATCAACTCTCTGTTTCTCCACGATTTTATCAACTGGTGTCATTCTCATTCTTGAACCTAACTGATAATTATTGATTATGTACATTACTTTCATATTGTTTTGCTCCTTCAACTATTGCATACTTTGTTTACACTTATATAATAACACAAAAGGGTTGCAAATGCAACCCATAATTTTACTTTTTCTTTAGTTCTTCTTTTATTGTTCTAATTAATGCAGGAACAAATACGCTTAACGCTATTAGTGCAAGTATAATTACTACTGCACAAACCAACACCAATACACATAACACCATAAAAGATAAAATATCTAATACCATTGCTAACATAAATACCACCCACATATTACACCTTCACAAACTTTTCATTTTTCCATCTCACAACTGTATCAAAATCATAGCTTGCATAACCTATATTATAATCTTTTGCTCCTACTTCTTTGTATAATAACGCAAAATAAGGTTTTTCCTTCGTACTAATAAGTTCATCCACAACAATACAAATCATCTCTACATGTATTTTTGGTTTACCTTCTATTTTTGTTTTTCTTGCCATTTCATAATCTGCCATTATATTCGCTCCTTTGATTTACAATAACATACTTCACGCATCGGACATTCCTGTGACCTTTTACTGTCATACCCTGTACACTTGTCACAACGTTTTACCATTTTTCCCTTATTTAACAATCTTTCTTTATAGTCCTGTATTTGTTCCAATCTATGTATTGCCTGTGATATTTCCGATGGATTGTAATCATATTTATACACTCGAAACTCTTGGTCATTCTTACTATCACATAAAACAATTCCATGATGTATTCCTGTCAAGTACATATACAACTGACATTGTTTTCTACCAGATGCATGATACTTTTGTTTTTTAAATGTAAAGCTGTTGACAGACTTAATCTCTATAATGTAAGGTATCTTTTTTACACTATCATCATATACGCTTTCAAGCTTATAATCCTCTGGAATAGCACATATAATGTCTGGTGTATAGGATAAGTCAAATTCTTCTGCAAAACGGCTATAATCGCAATCTAACGGCTCACACAAGCCACCTCTGATAAACAGCCTTTGCCACTTCTCATGTATAGCGTCACCTTCTGCAAATATACGTTTTAAACCAATAGATGTTTGTTCACCCTGTAACTGTTTGTAAAATAAACTTAATACCTGTTGTCTATAGCAAAACTTATCGTCTGATGCTATCACAGCACTTGCGTGTAACCCTTTTCTTTCTGTAGTCTCTGCACCTCTTGTCATTACAGATTTAAGAAACTTCAATTCGTTTGGAATATCTTTGTCTAAATAGAACAAATTGTTTAGCATCTTTTCAATTGCTTCTTCCTCAGACGTTTGTACTTTCACACCTTGCTTTGTTGCATTCTTTTTTATTTCGTCTAATATACCCATTATTGCGAAATCCTTTCTACATTTGTTATAACTGATTTTGCATACCCTGTTGTAGAACAGAATCTTTTTATTGCTTCTGCCTGTGTTAATGCATATACAAAAAAGTTATGTTCTACATTGTCATCTTCATATTGCCTATAAAATCTTATCACATAAAAATTCATTATTCAAGCATTTCCTTATATCTTTTTTTATGCTCATTCATAATTTCTTTTCTCACATCATCCATGTCTGCAAAATCTACAAAACCTCTTTCATAAAATAATGGGATTTCACAGCTCTGCATTGGATTGCATACTTTGGATTTTACGACTTTTACTTTCATAATCATTCCAATACGCTCTTTTGCTTCTGTATTAAATGGATTATGGTTAGGTATATCTATATAACCTTTTCTTGCAACCTGTATTCTAAGCGAGCAACTATGTTTTAACTTGTGACCGCCCGGTGTCTGTATGTTATCACCGAACGGCAATGCATTCATTTTGTCACGTATTTGATTTATAAATATAACCGTTGTTCCTGTCTGTTCTATTACATCTTCCAATGTTGGCAAATATTTGTCCATCAATCTTGCTACACCGCCAATACGCATTTCTTGTTCACTATCTGTATTTACTGCTTTTCTAATTTTTTCTATATCATCTTTTGGCTGTAATGACGGTACACTGTCTATTACAATAAGTGGTATTCCTTCTTCTGCAAATCTAATTGCCCTGTTAAATGCTTTTTCTCCATACTGTGCATTATATATTAACATTTGTTTTGGTCTGTTCCCGAATAACTTTGCTCTATCAGAATCAAACGTCCGTTCTATCGGGATATTCAAACACATTTCATGTTGTGCACACAACTGATATGCAAGTGTTGTTTTTCCTGCACTTTCTGCACCAAATATTTCTATCGTTCTTCCTTTTGGTATTCCACCGCCTATAATATTGTCTAAATCAACAAGACCTGTACTCCAACGAGGAATTGACAAATCTTTTGTTTTACTCCCAAGACTATACACAGAACCTTTTTCTTTCTTGTCTATCTCATTGCATAGTCGCAAAATACCTTCTTTGTTAAACCCTTTCTTTTCCATATCTATTCCTTTCTATCTTGCCATTAATGCGCTGTTATATTTAACAACCCTAGACATATATCTTTTTTTGTTAAACTCTAATGCTCCCTGTTCTTCCAGAATGTCAATAACTCTCTGTGTTACTGCCCTTCCTTTGCACCTGTCGTAAAAATCGTCGTAATCTCTAAACACACCTTTTTTACGTTCTTGTTCAATTGCTTCTGCCGCTTTTGCTCCAACACCTTTTATAATACTCAGACCTTGTTGTATAACATCTTCTCCGTCATACTTTCTAAGACTTGTATTAGCCGTATAATTTACATGTGGCAACATTACTACTGCACCATCTTTTACTGCACATTCACTGTATTTATATACGTCACTGTCATTATCCGCAAATTTGATTTTTACTCCCCAAAAGATAGTCGGGAATTTAATCTTGTAAACCATTTGTTTTAAGCTTACTAATGCATAACCTGTGCTGTGACCTTTGTTAAATCCATATATAAGCATACTTGCCCAAATACTGTCTGTTTGCGCTTTTGTAAGTCCTTCAGATTTACAACCTTTGTAAAAGTCTTTTTTCATTTGTTCGATTATTGGAACATATTCTGGTTTTGTCAGATTCTCGGCTTTCTTCATAATCTTTAACATATCGAAAGATTGTTGCTCAGTCAGATGTCCTACTTTCTGTGCTACTTCTGTTGTCTGTTCCTGATATAACATTGTTCCATATGTTTCTTTCGTATATTTATAATACGGTGTTGTTGTGTCAACTTTTCCAGATAACTTATTATGTGCATATGTTTCATGCATATGTAATTGTAACGGGGCAGGTCTGTTTAACGCATTTACGGCTATAACATCTTCCACACAATCACAGTGTATCATATTAAGTATCTTTTTAGGTGTACTTTTTTCCATCTGGAATACCCCATCAGTATTTCCATTTCTGAACGATTCTAAGACTTCCTCAGATTCAATGTCTTTTTCTGTTGGTTCATATCCTGTTAATTTTTTCATAGTCAACATTTCTGATTCTGTTTTAAGTCCTAACATATCAAATTTTACACAGTTAATATGTTCTAAATCATCCTTGTCATAACAACTACTTAATGCTCCTGTTTTTCTGTCTCTCATTATGATACATGTATAATCAGATATATCTGTACCAACTACTGCCACACCTGCCGCATGTTTTCCTAAGAATCTGACTTTACCATACATCTTACAGAAATGTTTTATAATGTTATCATATGTATCATTATACTCTATTGTTTTATATCCGTCAAGTAATGCTTTCAGATTTAATTCATCATCGAACACGAATGTCCGAATATATGACTTTATCTCCGCAACTGTCTTTTTGTTTTCATTTCGTTCATAATCATCTATTTCTTTTGTCGTTCTCAGACCGCACACACCTGCAAGGTCATTAACTAAATTGTCTATCCCATATTTACCATATGAGCATATTTGTATAGCTTTTCCTTTGTACTTTGTTATAACGTGGTCTATAACTTCCTGTCTACGACTTGTCTCAAAATCTATGTCTATATCCGGCAACTGCTTCTTCTCCTTACGCATAAAACGGCTAAAATCAAGATTGTATTTAATACTGTCGACATCTGTAATTCCTATCGCATATGCTACCTCACAGTTGCACACAGAACCACGACCACCGCCAACTGCAATGCCTTTGTTTCTCGCCCAGTCTGCATATTCTCTTACAATTAAGAAGTAATCTGCAAACCCATGGTAATTAATAACGTCAAGTTCATATTTACATCTGTCTATGTACTTTTTGTTATACTTTCCTTTTTCCTTTAATCCTTTTATAACAAGTTTCTGTAATTCTTTTTTACTTGACGCAAGACCTAAATCTGGTAACTCAAGTTCCAATCCATCAAGTATGTTGTCTTCTACTTTGTCATATATCTGTTTCATGTTATCCACAAACATTTCTGCAACCTGTATAGGATTCTTAAATTTGTTTTTATACATTTTTGCAAAACGTTCTACTATATCATATTCACTTGGCATATATCGTTCGCCATATGTATTTTTTACATCTAATGTTGTTTTACCGATTTCGTGCATTTTGCAATATGTGTCAAAATCTTCCTTCCTTCCAAAATGACTATCAGATGTTAATATACATTTTATTTTTCGTTCCCTTGCAAGATGCATTAATGTATAATCTGTTCGCTCTTGTGTATGCTTTTTGTCAATCTTGTATGGCTGTATTTCTACATACAAATCTTTGCCAAAAATCTCTTTGAACTTGTCTAATAACTTTCCTGCTGTTTTTCTGTTTCCATTTATAATAGCCTGTGACGTTGCAGACGCTATACATGCAGTTGTACATATAAGACCATCAGAATATTTTTCTAATAATTTGAAATCTACTATCGGCTTATAATAGAATTGTTCTGTGTTCGCTTTTGTCATTATGTGACACAAGTTTTTATACCCCTGTAAATTCTTGACAAATAAGTTTAAATGGTACGATTTCCTTTGCGGATTTTCCTTATTAAACTTTGGTTGAAAATATATTTCACATCCCATTACTGGTTTTATTCCAACTTCATTACAGGCTTGATAGTGTTTAATTAATCCGCTGATTGTCCCATGGTCACTTATGCCTAAAGCCTTATAGCCTAATTCTTTTGCAATCTTAGCCAAATCTGTTGATTTGCCAAAACCATCGAATAAACTATACTCTGTATGTCTATGTAAATCGAAAAAGTTTCCCATATTCAATTTTCCCTTCTTTCACTGTTCTCTTTGTTCTCTTATATTATAACAAAAGGGTTGAACTATGTCAACCCCTTAATTGAAACTTTATTCGATTGCTAATTCTTTTTTAATTCTTGCAATATCTTTTTCAACCGCCCTGCATCTTCTGTCAGATTCCTCTCTTAAAATATTTGCTGTTTCATATATCGATTTTCTCATATCTTCCATTTCTCTTTGTATTCCAATTTGAAATGTTAACTCTTTCTTTGCTTTCTTTTTCGCTTTTCTTATGTTCTTTTCATACTGTTTTCTTGTAATGAACATTGTTTAATCCTCCCATTCGTCTTCTTCGTCTTCGTCCCAGTCATCAGAATCCTGTTCCTCTTCGTCATATTCTTCTAACAGGTCAATATAGTATTCTTTTGTTTTATGCGGCTTACACTTTATATCACGCTCTTTGCAGAGTTTGTAAAGCTCCTGCGGCTTCATGCTTTCATAATCATTTTCCTGTTCTTCTTCGTCTTCCCATTCGTCCTCGTCTTCTTCTGGTTCATTCATTGGAACTTTTGTTTTGCTCTTTCCTTTTTTCTTTTTGTTTCTTGGCTTTTCGTCTTCCTCTTCTAAGTCCTCAGAATTATCAGCCGGATAAGCTTTGTCAATGCATTTGAGAATAGCTTCATCAGACATTGCATGTACCTTTGTATTTCTGAATTTCTTTTTATCCAATGCAATCACACTGAATGATTTACCCTGTCCAGAACCATTCTGTTTAATCTCATAATCCCTGTCTGTAAGTGTTCCATATGCTTCATAAAGACTTGCAAGTGTAGCAACTGGCGAACACTGGTTAACTGCAAACATTAATAATTTAACTTCTTTACTTTCATAGTCATATACAGACCATACGAACATAGAACGTGTTCTGAGATTTTCATCTTCGCAATATTCACACTCACGTCCAAATTCTTCTTGGCATGGTACATTCACACCTAGTGCAAAACTATCATGGAACTTTACTTCCAATCCATCTTCCATGTCGGACAAAAATCTTACACGTACTTTTGTTCCTTCTTTGAAAAACATAAACTTTCCTTTGCTACTTCCACTTTTTGCAATTGCTGACTTAATGTTACCTAATGTAATCTTTCCCATTGTTTATTGTTCTCCTTTACTATTGTTTAAAAATGTGTGTACTAAAATTTGTGAACTTAATAGCACTAAAATCTAATGGATTTAAAATATATCCACCAAATTCTATTCAACCTCTGAAACCTCTGTCTGTTACCGACCTCTTATAAGTACCAACAATATTGTCTATTTTATCTTTTGTTCTGTTAGAAACATCGACACTCAATAGATTAAGAATTTCTTTGTCGAATTTTTCTTTATTTTTGTTTCTGTCAAATCCTATAATGCTTTCATATCTGTTACACAAACTTTCATACTCTTCACTATCTTCATTATACTCCACGCCGATTTCATTGTCAACTGTTAATTTTTCTCCGCTTGTCTTTTGTATGAACTCTGCTGTCATTTTGCATTTTACTCCTAGTTGCATTTTTCACACTCCTTTCTATAAGCTTTATTTGCCGTTTTAAGGCTTCTTCTGACATTTCCCCAGTATCTTTTACATCCTCTGGATATGGAAAGCGTATAACCTCGAAAAAACGCTTTAAATACTCTGTTCCTTTATTGCCTTTGTCATCATTGTCCAATGCGCTTACTACTGTTGTCACACCTTTGTCTTTTAGTTTTTTTGTTTGTTCATCTGATATGTGCCATCCTAACAATGCACAACAGTTTTTAACATGTCCTCTTGTTCTAAGACTTAGATAGTCCATAAATCCTTCACATAGGAACACTACGCTGTTCTCTGCATAATTTCCACACAAAGTATCACGCTTTCTGAATCCATCATTGTATAGATACTTTCGTTTCTTTTCTGTCCATTTGTTTGTTGTTCTTCCAACCCATCCTTTAAATTCTCCATTATCTAATATCGGAAAAACAAAAGGATAAGCTATGTTATAGTTCACTCTGCAATCTGCAATATTCAAGGCTCTTTTTGTAAATCCTCTATCCTGCATATATTCTAATGTTCTTCTTTCATCATCTGTCCTTATGTTGTTCCAATCTACCGACCGTAATCCGTAAAAGTAATCAGATGCTTCTATTAATGCCTGCTTGTTGCTCTGTCTTCTTTTCTTTCTGTAATGCACATTCAGTTCTTTTACTTCCTTACTTCTTACTATCTTTTCTAATAAGATACAGGCTTGTAAATCATTCAATTCTGGATTGGCAAGCTTTACAAATGTTAACACATCACCTGTCAATCCACAACCGAAACAAATGAAAGAGTTTTCTTCCAGATTAATTCTCATTGATGGATTTATATCATCATGGAATGGACAAATAATATTGAAGGTTGAAGTTTGTATTTCTCCAACTAAATTGTAATACATTAATACTTTTGCAAAGTCTTTTCCACTATACTTTCTTGTCATTGTATCACTCTACTGTTCGTCAATCTCTCTTAATGTTATATAAGGTTCACTGCACTCAACTTTATAACAGTCTGCAATGTCTTCTTTTGTAATTTCTCCCACTTCATACAGGTTATCAATCTTATCGTCCTGCACTTCTTCTGTAACTGTAATGTATTTCTTGAACTTCTTTGCATCTACTCCACAAGCTTTTAAGTATTTAATAAGTGCATCCATATCACTTATTGTATATGTTTTACTTACAACTTTTTTAAATACTTTCTTGTCAAGTTTCTTTTTCAGCTTATCAACATTCCAGATGATTTTCTTTTTCCTAATTTTGTTCACTCTCAGATTTACAGGGTTTTCATAAAACTCAACCCCATCTTTCAATCTGATTTCGAACGAACTTTCATTTTTAGGAAGATAACTAAACATATAATTGCTTATTGCAAGCTGTTCTTTCTTTCTTACATCATTGTAATACTTCTCAGCTTTATCCTTTGTTCTTTTTGCAAGTAATAATCTTGCAACTGATTCTTTAATCATTACCGTTGAATCTTTCATTGATTAAGTCCTTCCCTTTCTCTGTTCTCTGTTTTACAAGAAACTTTTTGATATCCCAAGGATACGAACACTCTCTGCCTTTTCCTCTAATGTATAATAACTGTTCAAATCCAAGTTCAAGTTTTGTTCCTAACAATGTTGAAACTCTTACGAGTTCTTTTTTTCTGTTGATGCCTACAACTTTTGCTGTTCTAAGCTTTTTATAGATATTACCATCTGCCGCTTCTACATAATGGATAAATGCTACAAAACAACCAGTCTCTAACTCATTGTCATAAATCTCCTGCTTTTTGCGTTTTCCATATTTCGTTTCAAGCTGTTCAATTGTTTCTGCAAAACGAATGAACCCATCACCCTTTGTTTCTTCCTGCTTCTGTTCTTTTACAGGTTCTTCTTTCACTTCTTCATGTTTTAATACAGGTTCATCCCAAGCCTCTTCTTCATCCACAGCGGCTTCTTCAATCTTTTTATTAATGTCATTCTGTTCATCATCTGACTGTAATAATCTTTCGATTAATTCAGACTTTGTAAATTTATGTCCTTTACTTTCAAGTTTAAGTCCTCTTTCTCTGGACATCTGTTTTAATTCTGCTACTTTCTTTGTTTCAAGTTCTACTTTCTTCATCTTTGTTTCTCCTTTTGTTTGCTTTGTTTTATTACAATATTATATTAACATATTTGATTTTGTTTGTCAACTACCAATTTAAAATATTTAAAATAAATCCACAAATTATAATTCCTGCAATTGGAACTATAATCGGTGCTGTTGATTTTAACAAATTTACTACTTTCATTTTTTACACCTCCAAGAACTTCTTTGTAACATATCTTCTTATAAGATGCATTTCATCATCACTTATGTTACCTATTTCATGCATACAATCAATATAGCCATAGCATTCTGCCTGCGCTTCTAAGATTGACATTGCCTGTGCGTTACACTCTTTTATTTTGCCTTGTAAATACTGTTCAATTCTTTTCATTGTTATCTCTCCTTCATATTTTGTTTACTTGTTTTCTATGGTTTAATTATACTACTAACATTTTTATTTGTCAATAGTATAATTGAAATTCGTTTTTTATGCTATTTCTACGGATTCCATAAAGCTTCTTAAAATTTGCTTTTGTTCTTCATCTGTTAAAAGTTCCATATCCCAAAAGGCTCTTACATATCCGTTAAAATGCGATACATAACTGTTTTTATACTCTGCAAACTCTTCACAAGAAATTAATCCTTGTTTATATTGCTCATATCTATGACTAATCCTTTTGAGCATAAATGTTTCTCTTTCTCTAATTTTCTGTAATGCTAATGTTTTCATGTTTTGTTCTCCTTCTTAAATTGTTTTCTTTCTTGTTTCTAAAACTATATTAACATACGTTTTATTTGTTGTCAACATCAATTTCATAATTTTCTAAAAAGAAATTGATTGTTCTCATTACATCACTATTTTTTGAATAATCTGTTTCAATTGCTTCTGTTTTCAAATCAATATATCCAAGTGTTCTATGTTTATAATCATTAACATAAATTCTTTCATACACTCCTTTGCTCCAATACTTGAAAACATAATAATTACTTTCATCATCTTTATCTGTTCCACACCACGGATTTGTATTTCCATCTCTATCAATTACTGCTACCTTTTCGAATCCTGTAAATTTCTTCATTTTTTGTTCTCCTTCCAAAATGTTTGCTTTGTTCTTTACAAGTATTATTATATACCTTGTTCTATTGTTTGTCAATACCTATTTCCAAGCTTCTTGAAAAACTATTGCTATCATTAACAGATAACATAAGATAATTGCAACATAATATTTCATCATTCATTTCCTTTCTGTTTATCTACAAATACACGCTTTCCATATTCACCAGAAACATAAATCTTGCACCAACAAATATTTTTATATTCTGCATCATTTCTTAACAACTCTTTTAAGCACATATCTCTTTCTTTTGCTGACTTTACATTAAATGTGTCTTTGTAGCCTTGTACCTCAAAATAAATTGCATACTTCATATTCATTTCTCCTTCACTTCTGTGTTTGTTTTCTTTATCTTGATTTAATTATACATCAAAGGGTTGAACTTGTCAACCCCTTTTTAATATTTTTTTATGCAATACAAACTCTACTAACTGATTCTTTTATAACCTGTGAACCATATTTTGTTCTAATATCTGCCATTGTTGTTTTACCATAACTTCTTGTTACTTCTTCTGGATTATGCCAATACCACATTTTCTTTTTACTCGCCCATCTAAAACCATTTTGTTTTAGTTCTGCTTTGCAACCATATGTGTTACCACTTACCCAAATCCAAGAACCACAAATCTCTATGTCAATGTTAAGATTGATTATGTTGTTGATAACATTTCTTAACATTTCATCCTCTTCCATATTGTATTTCTTTTTGTTTTCTGTTGTATCACTGTTTTTAAGAACTTTAAAAAGCTGTTCATATTCAACATTTATTGTTTTGATTGCTTCAACAGAACCACCGTTGTCTGGATGATTTTCTTTTACAAGCCTTTTATATTCCTTTCTAAGTTCTTCCAATGTTTTGATGTTTTTAAAATATTTCATGTTTAACTCCTTCACTTATTGTTTACTGTTTGCTTTGTTTCTCTTAACTTGATTATATTATAACACACACAATATAAATGTCAATACATTTTTATAAATTTCTTTAAATAAAAATAGACCTATATACTATATAAATATTATATATAATATATAAGCCTATTATTTTCTACTTGCGTTTGTTCTGTTCTTTTAACTTGCGAACTTCTTTGTCTGTGTATTCTTCATTGTATTTCTTTTTATACTTTTCATGGTACTTGTCTTGCATATTGTGTATTGCTACAGAATCATAACCTGTACCATTAAGCTGTTCGCACATCCTGTTTACTTTCTTGATTTCTTTTGTAACATCTTCTACAAGGTCTGAGATATACTCGGCATCCGCTGTCATACCATAGTTAATACATTCCTGCCACACTTCTTCGTATAACTGCTTTGTTCTTTCTTCCCATTCCTTATACTGTGTCATTGCAGATTTTACAAACTTCGGTAAAACATTATCATTTACATCATTCGTTGTGTACCTACTCCAATCAGACGGGATAATCCTTGGTATTTCCGCCTGTCTCAGTGGTATTATTTTATGATGCATATTGATGTATTTGTGGTGCAGTTTTCTTTTTCCTGCCACTTCGCACATATACTGGTATTCTAACTTACGCTTAAATCCCTGCAAACCCAAGAAACAGAAATAGTCTGCTAACTGTTCATGCATACCCAATGCTTTCTGCATATGTTCATCAAGTTTCAGATAGATTTCTTCTGCTTTCTGTTCCTTTTCTCTATCTGTTGTCCGAACATTACTGTATGTCTGCATTGCCCTTGTATCTGTGTTCCAAGGTTGTTCATCCTGTATGTTTCTATTCTGTTCATTCATATTTTTCTGTTCATAGTTCATTGTGTTCACCTCCTAAATTGTTGGGAAATTAAATGATGTTTTCCCAAGTTCACAGACAGATACAATAAACGTTCCAACATCTGTTGCTACATTTGTGTGGTACACTTTTCTGCTTCTTATCTGGTCTGCGTGAACATTGTTTCCGCATTTTCTTCCATTTTTACCACCTACATTACAGAATCTTTGTAGATTCCTTTATCTCTTACACTACTTGTTCCTAACTTATATTCTCCGTTTTCACGTCTGTACATCATTGCAGGTTCATACACTCCATTTCTTCTTACATAACAATTAGACTGCAATTCAAACATTGCATACAAAGTCATATCTTCCTCTATCTCTTCGTCTCCTTCTATAATCATTCCATTTCCATCATACCTTGTATTCCAATTTACGAACTTATAATTCTTTTTCTTTGCTGTTGGCATTTTCCCAATGCTATTAATTGTTTCATGATATCCGACTTTCATTACATAAGCGTCTTTGTACTCTTTTCCATCATGAATAACTGCATCTGCACCAACAGAAGAAAATGTAATTGTGTATTGTATCTTCTCCCAAACAGCATATAATGTTACATCTGCGTCTGCACCATACGAACCACCTGCATAGTATTGTGGTTCTGTCGCATTTTTATTTGTGCTCCATCCAAGAAAAACATATCCATTTCTCTTTGGTACTGTGCTACTAAGCGTTAACACATATCCATATGTTTTTGTCTGGCTGTTCGGTGCACCAGTACCACCATTCGCATTATATTTTACTGTATGTGTTGGTCTAAGTGCTGTCCAACTCGCACTAGCATTCGAACGTCTTGTTATACCAGACGAAATATACTGTGAATATCCTGTCTGCGTAACTGTCTTTCCATATCCAATAATTCCAACATACACAAGTCCAGATGCCCCATAATTACCTGCACCACCAACAGATACAGAGCCACCCCAACTTTTAGAAATTATTGTTCCGTTAAAATTACCTCTTGTTACCTGTATATACCTTTGCACCCATATTTTATGTCCATTTGAACCATTATCTTCTGAATATATCTCTACTACTGTACGGAAACTTGAATTTGCTGTTCCTGCCGTATTTCCATATGCTCTCGCTCTAAGTATAGCCATGTTTTCACCTACTCTTCTGCAAACTTAATATAGATGTCTCCATCTTTACCAATACTATTGTCTGGGTCTCCTGTTCCACTTCTAATCGTTGGTAAATCATCTAATTGTTTTTGTAACTTCGCCGCTACATCACCATCTAACTTGTTCTTAATTGATTCAAACCATGTATCGAACTGCCCTTCCAACTGGCTATATGCTTTTCCAAAATCAAGCTGTTGTATAAGTGCCGCTACAATTCCGCAATATTCCATGTTTAGTCTTGTATCTGTTATGTCTCCTTCTGTTATTGTCGTTGCTCCTACCTTGTTTGAAATTATCGCTAATACAAGTTCATGTATATTTGTTGTAGATATAGGATACGCACTCGATACAAACTCTCTAGCCTTCACAGTAATTTCTCGATTTGTTTTATTAAGTTCCGCAACAATAACTGTATTCGATGAACCTGTTCCAGAATTTACATTTAGTTGTATCACCTTATCTTCATCCAGTGTATACCAATACCCATCAATAAACGCTTTACCAGTTTTTACTTTAACACTTAATCCACTATTTGGTATTACTTTTAACTGGTCTGACGTTTTTGCATATACACCATTACCAATAAAATTGGAAAAATAATCCGCAAAATCAGAGGCATCATATGTTCTGTCATACGAACCATCAGAAAGCTTGTTTGAATTATAAAAACCACTTCTTTCTGCCATTATTCTTTCTCCTTTCTTTATATGATTATCATATCACAACATTTCTTTCAAGTCAACATTAATCTGTATCATATTGATACGTACTTCCAAGACAAACAGTTATTCTATAATTTATTCTTGTTCTAACATTATTACTAAACGTCCTATCAAACACTGCATACCAAGCATCTGTTTTATACGTTGCTCCTTCAATGTGAACATTATTTGCATTACCATCACCATTATTTACTACAACTGTATATCTACTTGTGTCTGTTCCAGATTCAATGTTAAATCTCTTTTTAAATTGTTCTCGCACCCATTTAATACCAAACAATCTTTTTGAGTTCCCAGAGACATTTGTTACATAACTTCCCGAAAAACTATAATCTCTTGCCGTATTCCTTGTCGCATCATTTAGATACTTTATGTTTGTTTCAATTTGCTCTAATTTTTTAAATCCATCTTTTATTTGTGTAACTGTGTCTTTTTTTATCTTCCCATATTGCAATGTAACATCTACTATTCTTTTCGAATCTTGTTCTGTAACTATAGCCGCTATTATTTGTGCATCTATAATTATTCCGAGTTCATCATCTTTTATCGTAACCCAATCGCCCTTATCAAAATCTTTTCTATATTCAAGATTTCTTACAGTTACTGTAGATTCATATGCATGGGAAACATTATTTTCTTTTGCTTTTTCATTTGCTCTATTTTTTATATTTGTTTCATATTGTTCTTGCGTTAATTTATTTCCGTCTGCATCTTCACTTTGTAAATCTCTTGCATCTATCCATAATTCAGAACGATTCCAACCAATTTGTTCGCCTATTGCATTTTCTTGATTTATCTTTAACTCATACCACTTTCTGTCAGTTCCTTCTCCCTCTCCTGCTACATATGCAACATTCTTATAAGATTCACTATCTTTAGTATAAGCTGTTCTGCTTATATTACTTAGTGACTGCGAAAAAATAATAGCTTCGTTTCCTTCTTTGTTTTTAACCCTTCTGTCTGTACCAGAAGATAACATTAATGTCCAGAATTTAACGTTTGTTTCTATATCTAATCTATCTGAATATACAGAAGTTAATTTTGGGTAGAAAAATAACCCTAAATCATCCAACTCCATTGTTTCTTTTATTTCATCCCAAAGATACCCACCTGTTACTTGTTTTCTTATCGAACTAAGTTCTTTGTTTTCTGACACATCATCAGTTGCAACATTCATGTAAATGTATCTACTACTGTCTATATTGTCCAAATCAAAACACATTTGCAACAATGTTACTATGTAGTCTACACTGCTACCTGTAAAATCTACAATAGAATTAATTACTCTTTGTGTCAACAAAACTGGTGCTAATCTTCCAACTATAGTTATTGTCTTATCATATTCACTGTCACTGTCTTTTACTACTTTTTCAACCTTTCCGACTGTAAATTCATCAAACAAAATGTAATACTGTTCTTTTTTATCGAATAAATAATTGTTTTCTTTTACCAATTGCGCTAATACTTTAAAAGTTCCGATTTCTCGGAACTTGTCTTCATACTGTGCGAATGTGTATTTTTTAAGTGTATCAATAATTTTAAAATTACTGTTCATTACTCTTAGCATATCACATACCCTTTATATTATAATACCTTTCTGTATACTCTATATACATCTCCAGATTGTTTTTGTATTGTTCATCCACTTCATACGAATAATAGTATGTACCTTTTTTAATGTCAAAAAGTGTGCTTTCAACATTCATATTTGCAATTATAGACTTGTTCTCACCTGTACTAGAATTATGCAATATTATGCTTTCTTCTCCGACTTCTGTGTTAATGGTAATATAATCTCCATCGTCCAAATCTAGGTCATAAAACGAAATATACTCGCCTGTGTTCACATTATACACTTTTGGCGTTCTAACTATTCCTCCACTTGCTTTTATTACTATCTTACATCCGACATCAACATCACCATTATTATTGCAAGCTACACTTTGTCTTTTCATTATTTCGCCAAATACTACATGTTCATCTGTTTTATCACTTGTTAGAACTAATGGAAAATGGAACATTCCATCAACATGTGACAAATTGATGTGTTTCTGTTCTATGTAGAATAAAGGATTATAACACTCAAATTCTAAAGTGAACAGACACAACACTTCATTGTTTTCTGTTTCATCTGTACTATATTTAGGTGGCTGTGTAGGTCTTGCAAGAATATGATAATCTCCTACTGTTATCAAAATATCTTGATATATAGATATTATACTGTCAAGATATAATTTATTTTCCTGCACTTCTTTTTCTTGTACATTCAAATATTCTTTCCATGTTGTTCCACTCGGATTTATGTTTGCTGTGTCTGCAACAACATATCCTACTAACGAAGGTTTTCTTGTACCAACTGTCATCCCTTCCAATGTTTTACCAATCTGAAATGGAACTCTATATGTTTCTTGTTCAATTGTTGGCATATCCCAGTCAATAGAATCTAACACAAATCTTCCATTTCCACCTTTGTTTAACTCTATTTCTTCCTGTGTGTCCGTGTTCATCAATGTTATGGAATTTATCACAATCTCACCTCCTACATACCAAACAACAATTCTCTTTTTGCTTTCTTCTGTTGTCTTGCATACTCATAAGGGTCTGGCTGTGTATTATAGAAAATGAATGTATCTCCATTTCCGCTTGTATTTCCTTCGCCTTTATTATACCTTACATTTTCCTGTTTTGTCAATACCCTTTCACCTTTATGTAACTCTGCTATATATCCATTGTAAGGTACATAATCAAGACCATTTGCATGATGACCCTTTGCGGCTTGTTTAGCGGCTTGTTTAGCGGCTTCCACAGTAGCTCTTATCTTTACGCCAATGCTTCTTCCTGCAAAGAAACTTTGCATAGCTGAAAATGCACTACTAGCTTCTCTCGAAGCACTCGATGTTGTATTTCTATCAACATTCGGCGATTTTAGTGTTCTGTTCATTTTACTTTGCATTTCGCTATGTCCTGCACTACCAACTTTTCCAGATTCATTTTTTACTTTACCTGTGTTTCCACGTATTCCATTTGCTACGCTATCATCAACTTTAAGACCTAAATCTCTCATTTGTTGCAAAACGGCAGGTCTTTGTGAAGCTTCTCCATTCTGTAATTGCATTAACAACTGTACTGCTTGCTGTTGAACTGAGGGTTTCATTCCTGCTAACTGTGTTACTAAACTTTTTGGAACATCTATTCCTAGTTGTCTAAAAAGTGTTGTTAACTCTCCTTTTTTAATACTAACACCATTTGCCATATTTGTCAATATGTTCATTGTAGTTTGTTGAACTGTATCACTTTTACTTGCAAGACTATCTATCAAAGATTGCGGTGCTTCTATTCCTACCTGTTGGAATTTTGTTTTTAATGTGTTTTTGTCTT